CCTAAATTGTAAAAAAAAAACAAAGACCCAATTGCTGCATCTAAAGGCATATCTTTCATCTTCTCTGGATTCTCTACATTGTAATCAACTATATTGTATTTACCAGATTTTCTTATTTTTATTCTTCTGTATAATACATTCATTGCAATGTGCATATTGTTCCAATCACTTGCACTACCATCTAAATCTACATATTCTCCTAAACTCATTTCATCCAAGTCTGGTATAAATCCATATTCAACACCATTCATTGTAAACTGCTCTACCCTTTTTGGTGTTTGACTTAACAACTCGTTCAATATATCTATAATAGCAACAACACTACTCATCTTTAATTTGTAGCTATCACTTAAAGGTATTCCACAAAATATTTCTATCATTTTAGCATTTAAGAAATTACCTTCTGGATTATCTTCTGCTATCTTTAAGAACTTTTGATATTGTCCTAATGTAACTTCACTTAATGATGTTGGTACGTTTATTTCAATCTTCATATATATATAATACTATTATGTTAATGTTTTATAAAAAAGCCTATACATTTTTCATATAGACTTGTAAGTAATAAAAACTGACTTGGTGTTTTTGGTTTCAATATTCTTATTTGCTTATTTGTTTTATGATGTATAAAGCATTGAATAGTAGAGATCATTTCCTCATTACTCATTATCTTATATTGTATTTACCTTTGTTTGGACTACTTAACTGTGATGTAATGGCATATCTGGCAGCATCAATACAATGGTTAAAAGCATCAATTGGTTTGTTAATAGTATTACCCTCTCTGTCTTTCATCCAACTATAACTTTGTAATTCTTTAATTAGATTTTTACTTGTTGAGGTTACATAGATATCATTTTGATTTATTAAGTTGATACCATATACAATTGAATCTTTACCTTTTTTAACTGGCATCACTTTATGTCTATACGTTCTTAATTCTGCAATTGATTTTGGCTCTGCTGAATCTGCATATATTATATCATCTATATTAAGTTGTTTAAGTATATTTGATATATCTACGTTTAGTAATTTAGTTTGATGTATAACCTCATCTAAAATATAAGTGTTATTGTATTTGTATAAACCAATTAATGTTGTTGGATCGTTTGTATAACCAAAGTCCATTCCGTAACATAATAACCTTGCTTCTGTTGGTAGTTGTTTAATCTCTTTCCAGTCTGGAATACATACACCATCTAAACTTCCTATTTGTCCAAGACCATATACTTTCCACCAGTTGCTCCAATAAGTACTTGTCTTTGCTTTATCTCTTGCAGCTTCTATATCGTTTACAATCGTTTCTGGTAATGCTTCATTGTCTTTGTATGTTAGTGTAATAAAGTCTGCATCATCGTTACCTACAACTTCTTTATGCGCCCAAAAGTTTGCAGTTGGATTAAAGTCAATCCATATATCTCCAGATGTTCTTATACTTAATTGTGTGTATGCTTCAAAAGGTACGTTGTTTGCTTCATTCACATACAATACGTTTCTTCTTGCACCTCTTAATTTATCTGGTTGTTCAACACTAAAAAATTCTATGTAACTACCATTTGTAAAAGTGTACTTTAAAGCAGACCTATTCCATTGACTATCTCTAAATCTATTGGTTGCTATCATAATCTTTAGAAAGTCCTTCATAGCACCTCTACGTAAGTGAGGGATAGATTCAGATACTACACTTGTTTCTGTGTTTGGTGTTCTTATACATCTATCAATAAGTATAGGCAATATACCAAATGTTTTACCAGCTGATGTACCACCTTGAATTACTTTCTTTCTTTTCTGTAACTTATAAAGTTTCTTTATTGCAGTTGTAACTTGAAACACTAATCTAAATCAAATAAAGGTTGTTCTGATGTTATTGATATGTCTTTTGTTTCTTTTGGTTTACCAGCATAATAATTATAAAACATTTGAACGTATTTGAAATTACCTTCTTCTACTCCTTTTTCAAGTGCTTTAAATGCTTTTGGCTCTAATGGTGTAAGTCTTTCAATCATCTTAACTTCCTCTGCTTTAGATGGTCTACCTCCTTTATTTCCTTTTGTTCCTTTGTTATTTGTTCTTCCGTCCATAATCAGTTTAAATTAGTTTACTAATTATATAATAAAAAAAACCTAACATTTTACTGCTAGGCTTTAAATTAATTAAATTAACTTTTCATCAAGTTGTTGAATCCAGTTTCTTAACATCTTTTTATTACAAGTGCAAGGCTCACTATATTTATGATTAAAATACTTTGAATGTAGTTTACACATTATTTTAAAATCTTCATTTGACATTGTTGATGTTGTTCTTTGTTTTACACCTTGCCAAATAATTTTATCTTCTACCATTTTAAAACATTGTTAATTGTTGTTGATGTTGTTTAAGTCTTTTTATTGCTGCATTATAATATTCAGTATCTAATTCACAAGCAGTCAAGTCATATTTTAAATTATGACAAGCTAAAGCAATACTGCCAGAGCCTAAATGTGTATCTAATATTTTATCTCCTTCTTTTGCGTAATTCATTAATAACCATTCGTAAAGTTTTACTGGTTTTTGTGTTGGGTGTATTCTTTGTTCTTTATTTTTCATATCGTGTTGTATCATACCATTCCAAACAATCTCACAAATATTTACACTTTTTGTCATTGATAAATAACACATTTCAGCTCTGCCGAAAGCAGTTCCTTTTTTATCCCAAACTAAACGACCTCCAGATAAATCATAATTATTGTAGAAATTTACACCCCAAATTATTTGATTTTTACTAACTCTTTTAAGTTCGTCAAAATATTCTGTTGTTGGTGGTACATTTTCAAAAAGATTGTAATCAGTTCTTTTTGTTGCTTGTTTTCCTTCCTTATTATTATCTTTTAAACCTATTGCATCGTTGCCACCATAAGGAGGGTCTACTATTGCCAAGTCAAAGTAATTATCTTCATACCTAGCCATTAGTTCCATATTATCTTCGTTTGTTATTACCATAGCTCAATATCATTTAGTTTTTCTTGTCTTTCATCACAACCACAATCATCTCCCCATATCTTTTTAACTATCCATTTGATACCAGTATAATATGTTATTCGTTCAATAAGGTTTCCTAGTTTCATTCTTTTATTTTTTCTTTTAATCTGTCTTTTACTTTTCTGTATGTATTATATAAAGAATGGTATGTAATATTTGTTTTCTTTGATAGTTCTGTTATACTATATTCATCTTGTATTAGATTATATACTTTTTTATCGTACCAATGTAACTTTTGTAGTTCTTGTTCAACAATATCATTTGCATCATAGAAATCAATATATTCTCCAGATTCTAAATCTAATACTAAATCTAAAGATATTTTGTTTTCTTTCTTCTGCTTATTCTTCATTTGTAAAAAGGTAGATCGTAAAGTTAAATAGATATAATAATAGTTTACTTCATCTCCGTAGGCTATGTTTAAACCCTTTTTAAGCATCTTTCCAATAACAAGGTACATATGTGATACAATGTCCTCTGCTTCTTCTCTATTACACCCAAATTTAAGTGTGGTGTTTATCCATTTATTATGAGATTGAAATATCTTCTCTAACATAGTATTGTGTTTGCAACAAAGTAATATAAATAGTTGAAAGTTTATTAAGTATTTATATTATTTTATTAACACTTTTGAAAAGGGTATAGTTACCCCAAGTACATAGAAATATATTTTTATTTGATTATCTCTCAACGTTTATGTATGAATGCATACACAATGATAAATAGTTACTAAATAAACATATAATTATATAATACTTTTAAAACGACATTTTACAAAATTTACACAACTATTTTTAAATTAATTAGAAAATTCATCAAGACTAATTAAAGTTTGTTTTAAAATATCTAAACATAATTGTTCTGGAACTTTAGATCTATTGTAGTTTCCCTTTAAACCTTGTGTTCCAGTTATGCTTCCTCTTGGTGCAGCTTCGTGATGACATTTAATATTGCCATTATAACACATTGGTTTTGGTTTCCATCCTTTTTCATTAAACATATCAAATATATTGTTGCTCCAGATATCTGTTGGCTTCATTCTGTTATCCCCATAACTGCAATACGTTATTGTTGTTCTTGGCAATCCTTTTACAACTTGTAGTTTTCTTAATTTACCTCTTGGATTTTCTATATACCAAAATTTAGGTTTTAATTCTTTTATGATATCAATTGTTTTTTGAACAAATGCAACTCCTAACAAAGCATTTTTTGATTTAGGTGTATGGTCTTTATTCCAATGTTTGCCAATACTTGCAACAGAAAAATATGTACAAGGTGGACTTGCCCAAATAACATCTGGTTTAAAAGGAACTTTTTTTATATCAAAGTTTAATATATCAATTACATAATCTATTTTATCAAAGTCATTTACATCACTACTAAAAACATCATAGCCTAAACTTTCAGCTGCATTTCCAATACTTCTACTTCCAGCAAATAATTCTAATAATTTTGACTTACTCATTTTTGTTGTATTTACAATCCACAATAACCACTATCACATTCGTTAAAATCATCATCAAATAACTTTGTTTGTTTTAAACTTTTTCTTATGTCTTTGTATTTCATACCGATTTTTAAAGTTCTTTTTCCATAGGGATTTTTTTCTGCATCAACAAACCATTGAAATTTATTCGGATGCTTATCACTCATATATTTTAATAATACTGGCGACCTATGAAAACAACCAACACAATTATTTAAGTAAGCAAATCTTACATTTTTATCTTGCCAATAATTCTCAATAGAATCTTTGAAAGTTGGATTTTCTATTAAAGGAAATTTAGGTTTTTGCCACTCAATATCTGCCCATTTGTTTTGAGTTTTACGTTTACCTACTATTGCTTTAAATTCTAAATTGCCGTTTTTATTTGCTTTTGATAACATTGTTTTGGCTCTCCTTTGTTCGTTGGCTCTAAAACCTATTCTCATTTCAACAACTTGATTTATTTCTTTTCTCCACCAATCAAAAATTGGTTGCAGCTTCATTTCGGTTGTACAAAACCTTTGAGTAACATTTGGTAAATACCTTTTACCATTTCTTACTGTAATTTCATCAAATGTCTTGCCAGTTACCCAATCAATCTTTGATCCTATAAACTGTTCTAAATCTAACATTGTATAAATAATCATATCTTCTTCCAAAGTACCAATAAACTCTGTGCCTAATCTATCTGAAACTTCTTGCCTTATTTTAGCATCTGGGAACATACAATTTTTATCATCTGTTCTAACTAAAGAAAATACATTGTAGTCTGCTGGATAATTAGCTGCTATATAACTTGATGTTTTACCACCACTTAAACTATTAACTGTTTTCATATTTTTATATTTATTTACCAATGCATTCCCTCCATTGATGTATTTGCTTCTATTACCTTACATTCATCTTTACTTTTCCAATCCCAGCTTTTTTTAATTATGTTTATACGTTCAATAATCTCATCTATTTTATCTTCTGGTATATCTTGTATTGCTTCAAGAATAGGATTTGTTTTTATATTGTCTTTTAAATCTTTGTGCTTTTGTTTTAACTGATCATACTTGTGTGTTAAGTATTGATTTCTTATATAAGAATCTTGATTAAATTCTAAATTGTTTAGTTCTTCAAAACTATCTTCTATTTCTGCTAACCTAGAATTATATCTTTTGTACATTGGGTACTGATTAACAAGGTGTATTACTGTTGCGTGATGCATTGTCTTTCCTTCTGATTGAAAGTATAAAGCTATGTTTGTTAAACCTATTCTTAATTTCTTTCTTAAAATATAACAGACTAATGCTCTCATCTCTACATAATCTCTCCTTCTTGTGTTGTCAAATATATCAAGTCCAGATACTTCTTTTACACTATCTCCTATTTTCTTTATATCTTCTATATTCATTTTTCTGCTCCGTTATCAATTAATATTTTGTCTGTTACGTTTGTTACTTCTTCTTTGTTTAACGTATATGCTTTACACACTTCTTGTATCTTACAGAAATCATTAAAGTCAAATTCATTTAAGATCCATTTAACAAACTCTAATTTGTTTGCAATTAGTTTATCTCCTAAACCTTTATCGTCTACATCTTCAATCTTATTATAGTATTCAGATTCTATATGCATTAACTCTTTTATAGTTCTGTTTACATTGTTCTTTACTCTGTGCCTAAATAAGCCAGTACGCATTGCTTCTTCTAAAAAGTGTTGGTTTACAAATGATGTTATTATTGCACCACTAATCTTTTCTAAATTCTTTTGTGTTAGCTCCATATTTGGTAATTGTAATTTTGTTCGTTATAGTATTGTTTTGTTTCTTCTACCTTGTCTGCTAATAGTTGTTCAAGATAGTTGTAGATGTAATCTATCTCATCATCTGATGCTTTGTATATTTCTTCTCCTTGATAGAAATTAGTTTCTAATATCTCATTCTTTAAACTTACTTCTATTAAGTATTGTTCAGTATCTGAAATTAAAGTTACTTCATTTGGTAATGAGTTTATACAAAAATCTCTATTGTGGTACTCTGGCTCAATTGTTTTTATTAGTTTAATTAATTCCATCATTTAGTTTTTTATACACTTCTGTTTGTGCGTTGTTTTTCTCAATCATTATTTGTACTTCTAAAATTTCTATTTTATTTTCAAGCCACCAGTTATCACTATTTTTAGCATAGATTTTAATTAGTTCTAATGTTTCTAAAGTTTCTGGTGTTAAGTTGTTTTGTTTTTCCATTTGTTTTGTTTTTAACTGTTAAATAATATTAATATCATTGATATAAACCATAAGCACATATAAGCAACTATCATAATCATAAGTAGTACAAATACGAACTCTCCGAATCTTGTAAGCATCTTCTTCATAATTATACGTTAAAGATTAAACCTAATAACATTCTTGCTATAAAATAGCTTGGTGCTAAAATCAATACTAAAGTTTGTAATTTTTTCATCTTGTTTTGTTTTAATAATTAATAATAATCAAATATAAAATAAATTATTTAATTAACAACTATGTTAATACTTTTTTAACATTTAACAAAATACAATTATAATTCTTTGTATTTGTTTTTTAATGATATGTAATGATAATCTGATTCACTTAACTTTAGATCTATTAAGTCATCCATTGCTTCTTGCCTTTTAATACAAGCTGGTAGTTTGTCAATTAGTTGTTGTAGTTTCTGTATTAATTTTCTTTTGTGCATAATGTTTGTTTTAGTTTTTCAATATATAATGTTGCATCCATTAATTCTTCTTGTAGGTGTTGTAGCCATTCAGAGGTGCTTAAATCGTTTCTATCCATTGTTTTGTTGTATTTCTCTATACCAACTCTTGAACGTTCTTTATATGAGTTTACAACTGATTTAACAATGCTATCTTGTTCTTCTTGCATCTCTGCCCATTTTTCTCTTGTATTCATTATTTCTCGTATATTTTAGTTACTATTATTTGAAAGATACCAATGTATAAAACTATATCTTCTTCATACATTTCAACATCATCAAATGTATAATGTCTTATACCAAGCAGTAATCCTTTAAAAAATCCAGCTTTAATCTCGTATCTTATTAATGTCATAGTTGTATATCTTTGTGTATAAATCCCAAATAGCTTGGAATGATTCTTGTTTATTAAATTCTTTTCCTTTCATATAGTAATTATCTTTTATCCTATTGCAGTAAACTTTATAACCATTACCAGATACAACTGGGTAAATTATAAATCCTTTTTTAAAACAATACTGCTGATGCTCATAATTACAATTTTTTAAGTGTATCTTCTTTTTAATCTTTGGCATTTAAGTCCTCGTATATGTCAATTAGTTCAAGTGCTTTTTCTACTCCCTTTGCCTCACAAAATCTTTTCTGTTCAAATAGTTGTAGCCAATATTCCATTATATCTTTTCTATCTCCATTACTAAAGTAGCTATCAACACAACTTCTATAAGCAATAATCTCTTTATTCTTACAAAGTTCCTCTTGTAACATAATCTTCTATATTTTCTGTTTGTAGGTAGTCATAATATCTTTCTGTTGCAATATCAAGTTTTCTTTTACCACTATCAATAAAGTCTTGTGAACATTTAAAGATACCAACGTCAAGTGTACTTTTATCAACTACAACAAATTCAAAGTCAAATGCTCCAAACAATTCTAAATACAATGCAGCTTGTAAGTCATAAGAAAAATAATTAGCAGACCTTTCAAAGCCTTTTATGTCAGCAGTTGTTTTTAAGTCTATTACAACACCATCTTTTAATATATCTGCTTTACCTCTAAATGCTAAATCATTATATGTATCAATTGCTGGTATTTCAAATCTTGCACCCTCCAGTATGTTCTTTACATCAGTTACACTTCGTACCCTTTCAGAAATCTTTTTTGCTTTATTATATTCTGCATTAGTAAATACGTTGTGTGAGCCAACTTCTTGTACTGCTAACTTATATTGCTTTGATGCTTTTGTACCTTCTGTAAAAGTTAAATAGTCTACTTTTTGTGGCTCAAGTACCATAAGATGTATTAATTGACCATCTCTTAATGCTTGTACATTTGTTTGTTTTTCTGTTAGTGATCTATAATAAGCATAAGGAGAATCTAAAAGTTTTTTTGATGCTGAACTTGATAATGCATTTACACCAAGATACCCATAGTAAAATTCATCATCCATCATTTTGCTTAAAATGTCTTTCTTGTCAAATACTTCGTTGTTTAATAGTTTAATTGTTTCCATTTATTTTAGTTTTATTGCTTGTTTTATATTTATTTCTGTTACTTGTTTTTTTACCCACCTTCTGTTTTTAAATTCTGATGTGGCTGGTAATGATTTCTCAAACCATTTTAAATCTACTTTGTTTAAATTAAATAGATAGATACCTTGTGGTGTACTATTGATGTATATTGGTATGTCAAAATGTTTATTTGATTCTTTTATTAAAGCATCGTATTTAGACTTTTCAAGTATTAAAGTATCGTAATGTTTCTTTCTGCACTTTAATTCTATTCTGCTTTGCGTTTCAATGTCGTAGCAATCCCATCTTGATATTGGATTTTTACTGTTTACTAATGTCTTGTAATAGTTTTTTGACAACCATTCAAATAAATCTTTTTCTTTCCATTTTAGCATAAACGCAATATAATGTTTATTTGTTATAAATCATAATCGTTGTCTACAAATTCTGGTAAACCATTTTCATTTATTGTAAAGCTAAAAGTTTCAAAACCTCTGTTTCTACTTCTTTTACATTCAACAGATATCCACCCTTGATTAACTCCATTTTTTTCTAACTTAATTTGTGTTTCTGCTTTCTTTTCTAAAAAACTACCAAGATGCCCAGTTGGTTTATCAGATCCGTAATTACTATGTATGATTGTAACAATATGACATTGCAGCTCATCTGTCCAACTCATTAACTTTTGTATAGCTTCATTACATTGTTCTAAATTATTAACGTCTCCAACTAAATCGGCAATTCCATCGAGAACGACTAAACCAATATCTTTACCTTCAAGTTTGTCATTTAAAATATAATCAATAAAATCAACTCTGTCTTTATAACTCATTGTTCTTAAAGCATAAGTATAATAATTATCATCATCTGGCATATTATTCATTAGTATTGGTCTACGAAATACTTTTTGACAATGAAACTTTCCTTGCTCTGTATCAAAATGAATTATCTTTCTACCTTTTCTATGTCCTTTTAATAAGCCACTATATTTATTTGAATCACTTTGATATGCTGATACAAGTAAACTAGAAAAAAAAGACTTCATTGATTTTGGTGGTGCTTGTATAAAGCTGAAATTTCCGTATGTACCAATTGGTATATGATATTCTACAACATCTCCATTATGATTTATATCATTGTAAGTGCCACAACTTATTGCAACTGGTGGATATTTAACATCTTCACTAATATCAACATAGGCATCATCCTCCATAAGTTGCATAAACATTCTCTTTGTTTCATCATCTTGTATTTTTGTTTTGTTCGTCATCTATATAATTTTGTATTTTTTTCTTGTAAAATTTACCAAGTATATTATCATTTAAGAATTTATCATTTTCTAAAACGTTTTCGGTAAATTGTAGTTTTGTTTCATAATAACTCATCATTGTCTTGTTATAACAAATATATATAATTTCCCTATAACAATTTTCTATTTCCCATTTTTTACTTTCTGAATTACTCCCAGTATATTTCATCCAGTTACTTTCAACGTAGTCAATTCTCTTTCTTTTATATCCCTTTAGAGGTGGTCTTGTACGTTTGTTAAGTAGTATCTTTTTACCAATGTAAACTTGTTCTGTTCGTCTATTAAGTATTCTGTAAACAAACCCAACTGCTTCTGCTGGTAGATCTTCTCTTGATTTTATTCTTTGTCCTTTATAGTTCCACATATAAAAAGTTTTAACTAAATGTATAACACATTAAAACGTGCCATACACAACTGTTGTAAACAATTAAAGGCAAAATTCTTTTTTGTACTCTTTGCAAAGTTGCTCTCTATCTTTATAAGTTCCTTCTTTTTTATAAACGTAGCTAAAAGTTATTTGTGTATATCCTAAGTCTTTTATC